GGCCGCTATAAAACTAGTGCCGGATGATGTTGATCTAGTTAGGTTTCCAACTTCTGTCCAAGATGTTCCATTATAAATTTCCGTATAAGTGTCTGAAGTCGGACCTGTGGTCCCTGCTCCTGTAAGTGCAGCTGTTTGAGTGCCTACACCAAAATTTCCATATCGCATGGTAGTTAAATCTGCTCCTTCTGTCCAAGTAGTTCCGTCATAAAATTCATTTCCTAGACTTATTGGAGCAGCTCGGTAACCACAAATATATATAGCAGCGGTCTGAGTACCAGCTCCACCACCGTCAGCATGCTCAACATTTAAACTTCCTCCTGAAGCCCACGCTCCTGCGCCTGCTGTTCCTAGTTTAAATTTTCCTGTTGAAGAATTATACCAAAGCTGTCCTTCGACTTCACTCGCCGTAGGATCGTCTGATAGTTTTTGAACTGTGTAGCCCTGTATACCTTTATACGTAGCCATGATTATTTATCCTTCAATAGCCAGCCTTGTGTTGAGTCAACATAAACTAAAGCAAAACCAGCTCGTTCTACAGCTACTGTTAAATCAGCAGCTGAGCCTTGAATTTTATGTGAATTCCTTCCTATTGTTAAATTGTTTGTATCAAAAGTTCCTGCGTAATCTATAAAATTAATTTCGTCTCCTTGTGATGCTGAAGCAGGCAATGTTGCTGTGAATGCAGCTGAAGTCGTATTACAAAAATACCCCTCACCCGCTACTGCAGTAAAACCAGTTGTCTTAACCGCTTGCCATGATTGACCACCAGAGATTGTTGTCCAAGACATAACGCCTGCATCTGTAGAAGTTAGGGCATCGCCTGTAGTAGTAGGAAGTGCCGTTGGTAATGTATAAGTCGTATCTTCCGATAAAGAACCGACTGTGAAACTTGCAAAATTAGTTCCAGCATCAGTGTCTTCATAAATTTTTATTCTTCCAGCTCGATCAGAATTTCCTTGAATAACAAAATCGCCTGTACCGTTTGGATTAATTGTAACATCTCCATTAGCCGCATCCGTAATAGTAATATTACTAGAATTAGTTCCTCCGTTAGTATTTAAAATTAAATTTTCTGTTCCTCCTGTAGTGACAGTTAAAGTTCCAGCACCATTAGAAGTTAAAACAGCTGCTGCTGCCGCATCTCCAACTTTAACAGTATCCGCTGCTAAAACTACATCTCCAGTTCCATTAGGAACAATATCAATATCTGCATTAGATGTGGAAACAATATCATATCCATTGACATCTAAGTCCCCACCTAATTGAGGAGAAGTGTCATCAACGACATCTCCACCAGTAGTGATTTCATTAACATCAGACCCATCCATATAGATGAGAGCTGTTTTTTTATTAGTTGTTGAGAAAGTATATCCAGAGCCTGAATCGGATGCTCCTTTAATTTGAACGGTATAACCACCGCTCGTAGAATTTTTTATTACATATTGCATTTCCGTTCCATCAGGAATGGTTACAATTTGATTTCCGGTAATTGTCCCTGTGAGGTCAATGACTTTAGTTGCCATTGTAGCGCCTGTTGCGCCATCAGACACGGTTAATGTTGTAGTCTGTGCTCCACCTGCAATAGATTGAGCTTTATAGCCACCTGCTATTTGTTCTAGAATTTCTAAGTTTGTATTAGTTTTTGTTCCCCATGTACCGGCGTTCTCGCCAGTAGCCATTTTTTCTACACCTAAATTTGTATATGTCGATGCCATATTTTATTCTCCTAAGCTGCTTTGCCGTCTACGTCCGTATAGCTGGTATTTGATCCAGTTGCAACATCCGAATAGGATATATTCGAACCCGTTGAAACATTACTATAAGACGTATTTGATCCCGTGTCAACATCCGCGTAATGGATGATTCCAGGGACTCCAACTGATGCTGTCATAGCATCCATTGAGAATCCTACAACTTGATCGTCTATTTCTGCAATCGTTCCTAAAGAAGCAGTCATCGATAATCCAGTAACTGCGTATTTAGATTCAATAACTACAGAGCCTACCGAGCCTGTCATTGCTGACATTGAAACTCCTGTCACTGTAGCAGGACTCAATTCTCCTACAGAAGCAGTCATTTCCAAACCACTTAATGGAATACCTACGTTTGGAAGAGTTACACTTCCAAGAGACATGGTAGCACTTAGACCGGTTGGTGCTACTACCACTCCTGAAAAAATAACTGGAGTACCTAATGAAGCGGTTGCTTCAACTCCTGTTAATGGAACGCCTACATTTGGAATAGTAACGGAGCCTATTCCCGCTGTCATTGCATCTAATGATACTCCGACTGCTTGATCAATAACACTTACCGATCCAATAGAAGCAGTTGCACTGACTCCTGTTAAACCCATAACTTGATCAGCGACTGTTACTGATCCTATCGATGCTGTTGAAGATACTCCGGTTGGTGCAACAGTGACATCGGTCACTGGTGTGACTGTTCCTAAACTTGATGTGACCTCTAAACCCGTTGGTTCTACAGTTACGGCTGTAACTGGTGTTACCGTTCCTAAACTTGCTGTAACTGATAATCCTGTAACTGAAACAACTTTATTATGAGTGCCTCCCCAAGGCTCATTACCCCAGGTACTTCTTCCCCAACCTTCTTCGTAAATATCTAGATCACCCCAATTAGATCTACCCCAAGATAAATGACCCCATCCTGGAATTACATCTTCGCTAGTGAATCCTCCTGTATTCCATGCACCTTCTCCATAAGGTGTATTTTGAGCGTTCCAGCGAGTTGGATTAACAATCGCCTGTACGCCAGTTACTGATACAGTTATATCAGCCATGGCTAAACTCCTATGCTATTCTTAGGATCGCGTCGGATGCGTCAGCTGTTGGAAATTGAATTGTAAAAGTTCCGCTAGTTGCTGTTTTATCTCCACCAAAAGCAATGGCACATACAGCGTCAGTAGTTCCTGACCCTGTGCCCGTTGTTGTGTTGTAGATTAAAGCTCCATTAGCAGTAAAAGATGCCGACGTCCATGAGACATCAGAAAAATCCGTGTAAGCTGTTGTTGAGCTTGAAGTGGGCGTAACATTTGTTAACGCTTTTCCACCAGCTGTATAAGCTGTTCCAGATGTATTTGTGATTTCATTAGTCGAGGCATAATCTGTAGTAGAGGCTCCTAGAGTTGCTGAACTTGTATACAATGCAATCTTGAATGTATCACCTGTAGAATTAGTAAAGTTATGTTTACCTTCCAAAAGTTCTACCTTGAATGATGTACAAACTGCCGATGTTATTGCCATAGTTTACTCCTAGTTTATTGAGGCGGAGACTCAATTGGTATACGAACTGTGCCGTCCGTATAGTCATCTCTTCGTCTTCTACCTATTTGCATTGCTGCAAATTTCTGTACTTCCGTTTTATACTTGTTTTCGTAAAGTGTCAACATATCCATTGGGCCTTTTAAGTACCCATAAGTCTCTGCTAAACAACAGTATAATAGACCTTGAGGGAAATTTAAACTGATATAATTAGTCTCATTACCTGACTCTAACGTCGCTGGCATTACATTATAATGAACTTTGAACATATAAGCTGCATCGGGAACTGGAGCAAACATTAGTCTTCCAGAAAGAGTATCTGATAAACCAGTGGCTCCTCCAAACATAGCATAGTATTTAGGTTTTCCTCTTTTACCTGATTCGGTAGATGGAACATATTCTTGTAAAAAAGTTCTATCTCTTTTTAACATCCAATCATTAGCTCCGGTTACTGCTGATGTGGAATCATAAACTTGAACTCCTCTAATAAAAAGGGCTCCAGCAGGACAGTTAATAGTTGTTTGACCAGCTACTAAACTTCCAGTCTGAGCTTTTCTATCTGAATCAATTGGAACTTCCATCATGATTCTTTGTTGAGCATTTAAAATAAGATTTTCTAAAACAGCTGTAGTAAGAACCGTATCCCCTACTTCTGTGTAGTTTCTAATCATAGTTACTAATGTTGTATAACTAATCCCTGACATTATGCTACAATCTCCTGACAAGCTTTACAGCTTTTTTTGTAACGAGTATGAGTTACGCAATGTTCTGGTTTAGGAGCAGGTGTAGGCGCTACTACAACTTCCTTTTTTCCAAACAATTTCTTAAATAAGTTTTTTATATATTTTATCATTAAGGTCTCATATTCACTGGTCCACCAAAAGCAAAAAACCCTCCGCCGGTTGCTGTGCTAGACGCATTATTTTTTAAACTAAACGTAAAACTATTACTAACTGTAACTGATCCAGGAGGAGATGCAATAGTTTCAGTGGTTGTTTGTTTTGTAATTTTGTAAGAGCCATATACTTTAGCTCCACTTAAATGGCTTGTTGCAGTAGTACTTAAAGGAGTAATCCCTCCAACAGGAGCCGCTGTTCCTCGAGTTAATCCTGATAAAGTATTTGATGCTGTAGTGTTTGTTGTATAGTAAATTGTTTCACTTACATCATTCCCTTCATCGTAATCTATAGTCTCACCTGTAGGCTGAACAAAATTTTCTATAACAATATAACCAGGAGCTGGAAATTGAGAGCTATCTGCTAATACTAAACTCGTAGCACTATCTGTAATATTTCCATTTAAAGTCGTTGATAATTCTAAAGTAGATTTAGCTACTCCTCCAACCGCATTATTTACGTTCGTAAATCGAATATAATCATCTGTGGACCATGGTTGATTTTTACATTTAACTGTAACCGAGGTGCTACTTCCAGTTGTCGTGAAAGGATTGTTATCTAAAACCACGGGTGTTGCAAAAGCCTTACGTGAAGGTTTTGCATGAGCCAATCCTTGTGGATCACCGATCACGGGTCGTGGCATTAGTTGTGGTTGTTTAGGTTCATATTCAGAACTATGCACCCACATACCTGTCCATTCTTGAACCATTTCCCTATAAGGAAATGCAAGACCAGATCGGTCTGAAATCATTTTTGCATATTTACCTTGTGAATAATTTGCCATTATGTCATTGCTGGATAATACGTCTTAGGAGTAATATAAGTACTCGACGGTGATCCATCCTCCGCTAAAGCTCTTGCTAATTCATCTTCGTAAAAAAGTTTCATTTCTTGTGAACGTTGTGGAGCAAACTTTTGACTTAAGTAAAAAGCTAACCCTGCTGTCATGCAAGGAACAAAACGATAAGGTATATTAGTTGCATTCGTAAAGACGCCTGCATCTTCAATTCGTTTAGTATAAAAAATTTTTAATTTGTTAGTTGAGCCAGCTGCTGATGCGTTTGCAGTTGGGTAAATAGTTAATGTAACTTTATCAATGAATCTTTGAACCCAAAAATTAGAAGGGGTGCTTTTTGTTTTTTTGTCCCCATAGCCAGCATACGTTGATCTATCAATTTTAGTCATCGTAGTATCGGCCTGAGTTCCACCACTACTATTATTGTATTGACGAAAAGAGCATTGCTCAATATCAGCAAATCCATAAATTGATGTGTCTGCTACATTAGCATCAGTAACACAAGCAGAACTTGTGCCGTCTCCTGTAGAACGATAAAAAGTGTATTCAGCTTGACCTTCGGTCAACGTCACATTAGTTGAACCCACTTCCCAATAGTGAAGTCCTCTATTGCCCCATTCTTGAAATAAAATATTTAATGATCTACGAGCCGAACGAATCTGATTACCTGAACTACCTACTAAACCAATTCGTTCATAGGCATCCATGATAATATCATCGATGGCGTACGTCTTATCAAAAGTAGTCGTACCTGAAGTAGTATTCGCCATTAGCTACCTTTTACGTAAATGCGCCAGTAACTACTAAAAAATCACAGTTAGTTAGATCAGCATACATTCCAGCATCACAATAAATACCATCTCCTGGAATTTTTACAGAAAAGTCAGAATTATCTGCAGTTCCCCACTGAGCTTCAAACACTAATTTGCTTGCAGTTTTGGAACTATCAGCTTCATTATAAATTTTGACACTTCCTCCCGCTGCAGTTGCTTGAGCCTGTACTGCCATGATCCTAGCTTTAGTAATAGTAGTGGCTGTTGTGCCAACATATTTTTGCATTTGGCCATCTGCTGTGAGCGCTATAGTTTGTCTTACATTTCCTATTGCCATATTTTTTCCTTATTCTGTGAGCTCCCGAAGGAGCTCACAAAGTTTATTTATTACGCGTCCGCAAACGGTGTTGCTATAGTTCCTGATCCTATTAAACTACCTCTAACAAAGTACTTAGCGCTCGCTATTGCAGTAACTTCTACCCAACTACCAACGATACCACCTGTTGTAGTACCATTAAGTGTCATGACATCATTACTTGATGCATTAGCCGCGAATGTTTCTCCAGTTTCTTCACTGTCAATACCAGTAAAGACAGCACCATAAAATTTATCGGTTCCGTCTGTCTTGATATCCATATCTGTTGCTAAAGTTTCTACCCAAAATAGATAAGTAGTTCCAAGATTACTTGCGACGTTGTAATCATTTGTTCCAGCTGCAGCTGAAGAACTTCCCGACGTAATTGATGGTAATGTAAATTTACCATCTGCATCATTGCAAGTTAAAATTCTACCTGCATGAGTGGCTACTGTCAAAGTTGTATCAGCGGTTAAGCTAACAACTGCTTTAGGTCCGAAACTAATAAAACCATTTAATGATCTTACTGGTCCCGAAAACGTTGTATTTGCCATAATTATAATCCTCCTAGTTTGTAAGATCTAGTCTCTAGGCCGTCGACTATACGCGTCTAGATCTAATTAATAATTGTATAGTAATTAATCTATAGCGCACTTTTAGAGAGAGCGCAAGCGATACTGTAGTCGGAAATGAATTTCGGATATGTAGCTTTTATCTAAGTGGCTACTGACACTTCAGGCCTTGTAACAGAGATCTTATTATTAAGATCTTCTATACGAGCTTCTTCTAATTTGATTTGAGTAATAATGCGTTTTATCTCTGCATCAATCTCAACCATATTCAGGTTATATTTTCCTGACTTAAGATGCTCCTGCTCCCAACTTAACTCCAAGGACTTCTTTTGTTTGTATAGGTCCTCGATCATGATTAACCTCCTCATAGGTAATCCATTTACCTTTTTTATTGGTAAATCCATCAGATTCAAACATTACCTCATTTTTTCCCAATTTGTCAAGGATAGAGTTTTCAATATCTTGAGGACTATCATTACACTGAACATTAAAGTCAGCATAATAGCCATGATATCGTATTTGAATTCTGAAGTTTTTCATAAGTCTAATTTCTTACTTTATAGTCGAAATGTGGCGACTTTAAGGCCGCCACATTTCTTATAATTAATTACGCACCTTCTACGCCAAAGATACCTCTAGGGTCAGATACTCCAAATGAGTATCTTTCTCTAGCTTTGTATCTAACGTTTCCAGTATCGAAATCGCCTTCCATTGCTGTATTCAATGGAGTTCTAACGAACATTTTCATGCCGTTAGGAACGTCAGTAATAATGTACCAAGAATCAGCATCAGTTAGGTAATTATTCACTCTGTATCCTTGAGGAATCATTCCCATGCTGTTTACTGCATTGATATCATTGTCAGCTGTTCCAGTTCTACCTTGAGATTTCATCAATCTCTCTGCATTAAATTGGTTTTCAGGTGGAACAATCATTTTAACGCCTTTAGCTGCAATTAAAAGTCCACGTTCATCAGTCATTTCTCCAATATCAATTAGAGATTGTTCCAATGAAGTTTCATTTAAGTCAGCTTGCGTTGTTAATGTGTTCGCAAATGAGCCACTTAATGTAGTGTGCGACGTGTTAAACAGAGAAACACCATCACCAGAATCAAAAGTATCCGTTGAAGGAAGACCGTTGATTAACGGGGAAGCTGCTTTAACTTGTTTAGCGTTCGCCATGGATCTCGCCAAAGCTTTTGTATATCTAGAAGCAAGTCTGTCGTAGAGGTTATCTTCGATAGCTTCTTCAGTGATAGCAAATGCTAGAGCTACTGTCTCATGAGTGTAACGAGCTGTGAAGGTTTCTTGTGCATCATCAAATGATATACCTTGACCTTCGCCTTTTACTTGTGCGTTTCCGAATCCTGATAACATAACTTCCTCTTCGAAAGCTCTGTCAGAAGATTCTACGTTGTAGATTTCAGCGTGTTGGTTTTCGTATCGCTTGTACTCCAGTCCGAATAAGGCATTCAAACCTGGTTCAAGCTCTTTAACTAACTGCGCTCGTGATATTGCCATGTTTTATTCTCCTTATACTCCTGTTGCCACAAATTGATTACCCAATTGACTCATTACAACAACGACGTCACAGCCTTGTGCAGCTACATCTTCCTGATCTGGCACTTCTGCCGAACGGACCATAGTCCACAAATAGCCATTGTTTGTTGTTGTTGAATAATTCAGAGTATCTGTTGACTGACCTTCGTAGCCAGAACCACCGTTATTTACGTTCATTCTTACTACTAAAGTGTCAGATGTGAACGTTGCAACGCTTGTCATAGTTGCATCCGATCTTATCATATACTCTTGAAATGGGTTATCATTAACGAATACGACTCCATCGCTGTTACCTGTATTTGGGTTAGTTGCGAATGTCTGACTTGCAGCTACTGAATTAGCCCACGTAGGCTTTTTGCTAGTTCCATCAACGTAAAATACGCCGTTGGAAACTCCAGCACAAAGATACGGAGTTAAAGCATCAGCATCCCAGCCAGCTCCACCAGTTTTTCCATCATCCATAGTAGCGGGTGCTAAACTTTGAAAGTAGCAATCATCGCCATCTGTATGTTGAGGTCCAACTGGTTCGTTCTTAAGAATTCGCACGCCTAAACCAGACAAGATCGGGTACTTAGATTGCCCTTGAGTCGAAGGTGTATTACCTAACGTTTCAATAGCTTTAAGACCATAACCTTGTGTTTGTAGGTTTGCCATAGTTGTCGTCTCCTAAATGTTCATAGTTTTACCTATGAACGGTTTATTAAAAATTCAGTGATAGGGAATTGGTTGTTATCCCGAGAAAATTAACTTTTCTTTGTACCACCGAAGGTTACACGAGATTGTCGATCAATATTGATCGGCATACTCTTATGCTGCTCCCTCATTAGATCGTTGTCTACTGCTTCGTTCATACCATCCGTACGTCTTTTAATGTACGCGGTACGTTGAGCTGCGATCTCGTCAGGTACCTTTGCAAGCAAAAGGCCACCAACCCCAATTACCCCCTTGTATTTTCCAGTGTCTAACACTGGGTAATCAGAAGCATTCTCTACTTCTTCGGCTCTAACTAATTCATAACCAGATCTTAATCTGCCTTGAATATTCTTAGAATCGTCGAATCCTAGAGATTCTGCTCTAATCCATCTGTACCTGAATCCATCAGGCGCAGGGGGTGCATCTAGAGAAGATGGAGGAACCCACACTTTTGGTCTTTCAGTTTTTGACCGTGTTTGGTTCGCACGAGAAGTTGTTTTCGTTTCTTTGTTCATACGCTATACCTCCTTCGTGAGTTTTAATTGTTTTGCGTAGTCTTCGAGTGGCACACCTAATTTTTTCGCGATAGCGACTTGTGAAGGTGTGAGTTTCACAGTTTTGCGACCAGGTTTTACACTTCGATTTGCAGAAGCCACCGACTGAACGGGTCTAGTCGTTTGTATAGTTTCACTTTTACCAAATTTATGAGGAAAGTCAACACGTATTCTTTTATCAACTTCTTCATAGTACTCGTTAGATTTAGGGTCATACCCTTCCTTTTCAACCAAATCCTTGTGGATTTCAAACGCAGTGAACGTCATAGCTCGGTCTTGACCGAACCATCTGTTCTTTGCTGCCCAGGATTCCGCTTGAGGATCACTCGGCTGTTGATAAGGTAAATCTCTTGGAGCTTGTTCCGGTAATTTACCACCGTCAGATAGTTTGACGTCGTCTTCTCTACCTTCTTTTTGTTGCTGCATTCTCGCATTCTCAAACGCTAATGTCGCAATTCTTTTGTTTGCCTCGACCTGAGCTTTCGCATCTCCACTTTCAATAGCACCGGCCAATTCTCGTTGCGCCGACTCCATGCCAGTTTTGACATTAGTCTCAAATCTTTTCCAGTAATCAGTATCCAACTTACTAAATTTACGTTGATCTTCCTGACGCTGGTTTTCTAAAGCTCTTGCGTATTCGGTTGCAGAATCCCTTTGGCGTTCTGCTTCACGCATTTTTCGAGTTAGTTTAGAAATTCTTGATTGAACTCCTTTACTGTACTCTTCGAGTTTAGAGTCTTCTTGTTTCTGTTCCTTCTTTATTTCTTTAACGGTTTCTGGTTCTTCTTGCTTGGTCTCTGTTTCTTGTTCCGGTTCCGTCATTGTGACAGTAGGCTCTTTTTCTTTAGTGTCTACTTCCGATTCATCTTTTTCCTCAGGAACAATTACTTCAGCTCCTGGTCCCGATGTATCTAGAGGAACAGTCTTTTGTTCTTTTTCTAATGGTTTTTCATTAGTATTCTCTGTGGGCATAGTTTCCTCCTATGTTAAAATGCATGAAGGATATCTGTTGGATCCTTCACGGTTGCCAAAACTTCGTCATCATTAAGAAGACGAATCTCCCCACCTTCGATTTGAATACGCGATCCCGCGTATCTAGCAAAGACAACCCAATCGTTGACCTTGCACCATGGACCCGTAGGATATCTCTCAGTATCCTTATAACATTGTGGTCCCATTGCTAAAACAAGTCCACATTGAGAGCCAACTTGTTGGCGCTCCAATGCACTCTCTGTCATTAGCACTCCCCCTTTTGTCTTCTCATCCATTTTGAATGGAAGAACAATAATTCTCCAACCCGTAGGTTGTGGTAATTTAGTAGAATCTTTAGTGACTTCTTTTTTAGGTTCGGATTTTTTTACTCCGATTAATTCTTTGTTAGGTGTAATAATTTTAGGTTTTTGGTTTGGTTGTTGAGTTTCCTTTTGGGATTTCAACGATGTTTCTGTTTGCGTCATAAGGCTCCTTTTCATCTAGCAGGTTAGAGATTTCCTGTTTCACTGATTCCAGTGCGTTTATCTGTCCTATTATATACTTATATGTTTCCATGTTGTCAACCCCACCTGAAGTGATGGACAATGACATCGCTTGGATGCGTCTTTCAATACCCCGACGTAGTTTATATACTAGATTTTCCAGATCCATTTATTATTTTACTATAATACTTCTTTAAACTTTCATTTCCAACTTTTACTCCACCTAATTTTCCAGAGATATAAGAGCCATTATAGGATTCACTTACACCCTTAGGTTTTTTAAGCTTAGTAAACCAGTTGTTTTTAAACTTGGTTTTATTTCTTGTAGCCATTACTTTTTACGTTTTTTAGTTTTAGCTTTTTTCTTCTTTTTGTTTTTTTTCTTTTTCTTAGCCATTATTTTATTTCTGCTCCTCCGCCTCTTAGAGCTTTACCTCTAGATTTAACGTGACCGCCTTTAGCCATTTTAATATGTTTAGTTAAAGGTTGACCTTTTTTGTTCATCTTTAAACTATCTAATCGGCCACCATCTTTAAGTTCATCTCTAATTCTATCTTTTTCTTGTCTTAAATTTCTTTGGCCTTTTCTAGTATATGCTTTTTCAGCATCTACTCGACCCAGTTCTTCTAGTCTATTTTCTCTTTGAGTGTTTCTTCTGCCTCTTTCAGCAGGTACTATTTTAATTGGCATTATGCAGCCTTCCTTTTCTTAGCCATTTTTTTAAAAGTCTTAGCTAAAGCTTTAGCACGACCCGTGCAACCTTTTTTAGTAATCGGTGTACATTTGCCTTTAGTGCCTCTTCGTTTAATTGAAGCTGTTGCTTTTTGAATCCAGTTTTTATCTGCTTTACCACCTTTAGCTAAAGGTTGTCTTAAAATCGGACTATGACCTTTTATTGAAATATCTCCCATTATTTTTTTCCTTTTATAGAAGCCCCAGCAGCTTCATCTGCTTTTGTTCCACCATGTTTTTTAACAAATCCATGAATTTCTTTAGCAGCTTTTGTTTTCCTTTTAATAACGTCTGGAGTAGATTTAACATTCTCTACTGTTTTTTTATATTTATCTATTAAAGATTTAGTTCCTGTAGGTTTAACCTGCGGTTTAACAGAGGAAATAGTTTTTCCTTTTTTACCAAGCAACCCAAAACCTCTTTTTGCTATTCCGAATATACCCATAATTCCTACTTATTAATTTTTTGGTTTGGACGTTTACCCCATTTTCCATAAGACTCATCTCTACGAGCTTTCATAGATTGTTTCTTAGTGGATTCTTTTCCAGTACGCATTCCTAGAGATTCATCTTCTCTAG